CCTGGGCGCTTTCTCTGCTTGCTGTTGTTGTTGTTCTTGCGGCCATTCTTGCGATTCGCCTTAACCATCTCTCTTGATATTGGGTGAGAGTCCCGGATATATATAATGGACTAATAATCAATTATATTGGGAGCCCGGTGAACGCTGCTGTGTGGGTACTACACATAGGTTGCACTCTTGTGCTGCCTGGCTGGGCTGATGGGGCCGACCGGTTAGGCCCCGAGCCAGGGTAGTGGAAGGAGGATTCCGGGGTTGTTCGGATCAGGGTGTTCCGAGTATGTCATACTCTGATAGTAACTTTCGATTGCGACCTGCTCCCGTTCAGTCACACCAAATGTTTCAAAGAATGCCATCCTATTACTGTCGGAAATGGTAGTGCCAGACACCATGCCCCGTGAAAGGTAATAGAGACCACTGTCCACAAGCAAGTTGCGTCCAGTGTCTGTACCTTTGGGGAAGGTGTTGTAGAAGGCACTAAAGACCGGTGTGGATCCATACGCGTTGAGACCTCCTGTTCGTACCTGAGACAGCCACCTCTTCAAATAGTCCTTGTGTTTAAGGCAATAGCAATCCTTGCTTAGTGCTTTTAGTCCACGAACCATTATCCAGCGGCCGTCAATAAAACAGGGGCGGGTCTGGCAAAAATCTATGTGTTGAAATTTGTCAGTAAGACCCTCAACCTTCAGCGTAAATCCCATCTTCAGGAACCATGCACTTACGTCCTCTAAATCGTTGGGAATATCCACCTCGCGTGTTGCAAGATAGACCTCCCTCCAATTAGCGGGGTCAGTTAACGCTAATGTTTCCAAGCGTTGTGTGCATTTGGTGCGCTGTGATAGCATGGCATACGCGGTGCGTGATAAGATGACAACACAATCATCGCCGTTGTCGACAACATTAACGTCGACTCGCGGTTTCAAACCACAGTGAGTGATATAGTATGAGTATAAAAGCCCACACATTATCACCTTGTTGCCCAACGATGTATTCATATCACCACTCATACGTGATCCAGTTTTGCTATACTTGATGGTACGCCGTGAACCGTATTGATTGGGTACATATGCACGACCTTCGTTCTTGACAGTCCGCTGCAAACACCATTCCAAAGTGTCGTAGCATGTGTCATGTTTGAATATCCTGCGATATATGCTGTGTTCCCAATTTAACGCAGAAACCGAAATATGTTGGTCCATACGGGACAGATCGAGACTGATGGCTATTGGATCAGTGATCTCTGTCCACGCGTCGTATAGCATACTTGCGGTTTGTGCAGCGTTTTGTCCACACACGACAGTCGGGCGACCGTAGACACGGTCGATCGCCCTATATATTTGCTTCTCAGCAGGCCGAATAAACGACCCGAACACGAGGTTGAACTTCACGCCACGGGGTTGTATAATGCGAGGAGCGGGGTCAGGTTTGTCTGCCTTAACAGCAACCTTTTCCGCCTTCACAAAAGATGTAACCCAT